AAGGGGAGAAGGCAAGGCCATACTGGGTGACATATACACCAAAAGATATTCTAGGATTTAGGTCTGAGATCATAGATGGTGTAAGGCAACTCACACAATTGCGTCTATTGGAACAGGTTGTTGAGCCAGATGGCAAGTATGGTGACAAGGTTATTAAACAAATCAGAGTGCTTGAACGTGGTAGGTATGAAATTCACAGGAAAGATTCCCAAAAAAGTGAATACAAGTTATTTGAACAGGGTGAAATGAGTATCAAAGACAAAATTCCTTTTGCCATTGCTTATTCCAATAGAGTTGGTTACTACGAAAGCCGCAGCCCTCTATATGACATTGCTGAACTAAACCTAAAGCATTATCAGATCCAAAGTGATCTTTTCAACATTTTGCACATAAGTGCAGTCCCGAACTTAGTAGTTTATGGTTATCCAAATGCAGATGAGATAACAACAGGCCCTAATGAAGCACTATCATTGCCACCAGAATCCAGAATGGAGTATGTATCCCCAGCAGCCGATAGCTATGATGCACAATTCAAACTTCTTAGTGAACTAAAAGAACAGATCAACACATTGTCACTAGCCGCAGTACTTGGGCAGAAGTTAGTAGGAGAGTCAGCAGAGGCCAAAAGGATAGATAGATCGCAAAATGACAGCACAATGATGGTTATTGCACAGCAGATGCAAGACTTGATTGATAACTGCCTTAAGTTTCATAGCGAATATCTCAATGAACCTAATGCTGGCAGTAGCTTTGTGAACAGAGACTTTGTATCTACCAGACTAGAACCACAGGAGATACAGTCATTACTTGCACTGTTTACCTCTGGAACTATCAGTCAGGAAACATTATTAAATCAACTATCTGCTGGAGAGATACTTGGTGATGACTTTGATGTTGAAGATGAGATTGAAACAACACAGAACGGAGGTCTGACTGAAAGAGAAGAGCCACCAACCCCAGCGGAGGAGCCAGCGGACACAGAGGACGAATGATAAATGTCCACTCCAGAGGTATTTTTTAGGGAAACTATTGATTTAAATAGATATAGTAATTCTGTTGCAAAGAAATATGCTGTTACTTACAACGAAATAATAGTAAATGCAGCTAAACAACTTAAGCAGATTGATCTTAGACAACAAGCGGCAGATGCTGGTGTAGTAATCGCACCTCAAACAAGGAAAAGACTTAGAGCAATCATCAAACAATCAAAGGATAGTCTTGCAACATGGTCAACTAAGTCTGCTATTGATTTTAAAAAAGAACTTCAAGGAGTGACGATATTACAAAAAGATTTTATTGAAAACGAATTAAAAAAGGTTACAGCATCTGGTGATGTGCCTATTAACAGCGTTGCAATAAGTCCTAAATATGCAGAGTCGGTTATTATGACTGACCCATCAAAAGTAAATATTTTTACAAGCAAAGCATTTACAGAAGATAACTTTGTTAACTTTGGTTCTGGAAAATTTAGTCTTACTGCTACACAAGGGGCTGCAATAAGGCTGCCAAATGGCACAACAGTAAGCAAAGCATTTAGAGGTTTAGCAGAGTCTTCGGCAGAAAGATTAGATTTGGCGGTCAGATCAGGAGTGTTTGCTGGTGAGTCACTAGATCAGATTACTAGGAGACTTGTTGGTAGGCTTGAGTTTGCAGACTTTGGACCTTTATCTGTCAAGCAGTTGGCTCTTGCTGGAGGAGAACTTACCAAAGTAGCTAATAATCAAATCTCAACTATTGTCAGAACATCTGTTAATCAGGTTACAAATCAGGCATCACAGGCTGTATATGCGGCTAATAAAAAGGTTGCACCAAAATATGAATATGTTGCAACGCTAGACTCTAGAACAAGCCCGATATGTCAGAGGTTAGATGGTCAGATATTTGATTACAACAAAGGCCCTACACCACCTCAACACTTTAATTGTCGATCAACTACTGTCCCTGTTGTTGACTTTGATGGTCTGCAAAAGAAATATCCAAACCTTGAAAAGCCGCCAGCGACTAAGCTTGATACAAGGCCAAGCATTACAGGTAGAGTTCCACAGGGGCAGGCTTATGGTGATTGGTTATTAAATCAAGATCGAGAACTACAGATAAAAACTCTTGGTAGTGAACAGAAAGTAAAGTTTTTTAAAACATTAGCGAACAAAAAAGGTAGCTCTGGTCAAAAGGCATTAAGGCAGATAATTAGAATCGATGGAACTGAAAAGACAATAGACCAAATCAAAAAAGAATATAAACTATAGATATGCCATTGAAAAAAGGAAAATCTGAATCTGTGATCTCAAGCAACATCCGTTTGCTAATGAGAGAAGGTAAGACATTGAAACAGGCACAGGCCATTGCATTATCTACAGCAGGCAAAAAGAAAACAGCTAAGAAACGCAAAAGGAAGTAATATATAAACAGTTACTTTTATTGTTATGCCATCACACTATGGATCAATGAAGCCAAAAGGTAAAAAGAAAAAAAAGAAGGGAGGTAAAAAATAATGGGATATACATTTAAAGTTCAGACTTATGATGAGTCAAAGCCAAAGGCTGAGGCTAAACCTAAAACAACAAAAAAATCTAAAAAGGTAAAAGGTGACTAGAAAGTTCAGGCGAGTTCCAAAGGACAAAAAGACAGGTATTCCCAAAAAATACTTGTCTGGTTCTAAAAGCAAGTCTGCGAAAGCGGCTGAGATAAAGCGAACTGCCGAAGCATATAGAAAAGGAGAGTATATTGATATAAAAGCAGTATCTAAATCACGCACCAAACAAAATGTCACAGGCAAAAAGAAGAAAACCACTAAGCGAAAGCGTTAAGAATAGTCTTAAGAAAAAAGCTGATGGCACAAAGTTTTTTTATGGAGAGCTTGCGGCTGTTTATAGAAAAGGGCAGGGAGCTTATTTGTCTAGTGGTTCAAGAAATGTTCCTATGGCAGCGTGGGCTATGGGTAGAGTAAACAGTTACATGAGAGGTGATAAAGCAAGAACAGCAGATGCAGCAATTTATTCGAGGTACAACAAGAAAAGATGAAGCTAACTACAAGACAGAAGAACACACTTGCAAAACATCAAAAGGCTCATGGTCACACAAAGGCTCATATGGAATATATGAAACGCAAGATGAGAGAAGGAGTTTCATTTTCTCAAGCTCATAATATGGCAATGAAGAGGAAGGGTAAATGAATAAAATTTTTTATGGTGACTCTAGGACAGTATTAAAGAATGTTAATTTTAAAGCTAGAACCTGTGTGACTTCACCACCTTATTTTGGAGTAAGAAACTATGGTGACAAACCTAATCAAATAGGAATTGAAAAAACTGTTGATGAATATATAGATAATCTTGTTGAAGTTTTTGGCTTAGTCAAAGATTGTCTTACAGATGATGGAACTTTATGGGTCAATATTGGTGATAATTATGAAAAGAAGAATTTGCTTGGAATACCTTTTCAGTTAGCTTTTGCTTTAAAAAAAGATGGCTGGTATCTAAGACAAGACATAATTTGGCATAAACCAAATCCAATGCCCGAAAGTGTTACTGACAGATGTACTAAATCTCACGAATATATTTTCTTGTTGAGTAAGTCTAAAGATTATTATTTTAATTCTGATGCAATAAAAGAAAAAGCTGTAGGAGAAAGATGGGGCAAGAATAAACCAATGGATATAAATAACTCAAAAGATAAAACGAATCAATTTAATGGGTTGTCAAGAGCAAGACAGATGCTTTTTGAAACAAGAAACAAGCGTTCTGTTTGGACTGTGAAAACAAAACCATATAAAGAATCACATTTTGCAGTTTTTCCTAAAGAATTAATTACACCTTGTATATTATCAGGCTCAGAACATGGAGATATTGTTCTTGATCCTTTTATTGGTTCTGGAACTACAGCAGAAACAGCAAAAAATTTAGGAAGAAAATATATTGGTGTAGAACTTAATGAAGAATATAAAAATATTGTTGATAAAAGAAGCGATTTATTTCAATACGATTTAGACCTAAAATATGGATAAAAAATTATGAGCAAAGATCCTAGATTAGAAAGATTTGGATTAGCTGGTTTTAATAAACCAAAGAGAACCCCATCACATCCAACAAAGTCTCACGTTGTTCTTGCCAAAGAAGGCGATAAGGTTAAGCTCATCAGGTTTGGTATGCAGGGAGCAAAGAATAAACCGCCAAGAAAAGGAGAATCAGACGCAGATAAGGCAAAACGCAAGAGTTTTAAGGCTAGACACGCTAAAAATATTGCAAAAGGCAAAATGTCAGCAGCTTTTTGGGCAGACAGGACAAAGTGGAGCTAGTATTGTGAATAATTGTAAATTTTTTATTTATGGCAGACGAAGTAATCAAGCCTGATAACACAGCAGAAATGGCTGCACTAAAGGCTGAAGTTGAAAGACTAAGAAAATCTAATAGTGAAATATTAGATGATTACAAGAAAGCAAAGGAGGCAGCAAAAGCTGTACCACCAGATGTTGATGTAGATGCTTTGATTGCTTTTAAACAGCAAAAAGAAAAAGAAGAATTAGAAGCAAAGGGCAGATATGATGAGGCTATAGCAAAACAGGCTCAACAATATCGGGATGCTGAAGAAGCTAAGAACAAGAGAATCCAAGAGTTAGAAGCTAGGCAGAGACAGCTTGAAGTAGAAGCTCCAGCAGTAACAGCACTTGCTGATGTTGTACATGACCCTCAATATGTATTGAGCCGCATAAGCAAAGATCAGCTTGCAAGAGAAGCAGATGGAACAGTTGTTGTAGTTGATGGATATAACAGGACACCAGTTAAAGACTGGGCAATGTCAAAAATGCCTTCATGGGTACAGAAAAACCCAAGACCACAGGGCGGTGGAGCAACGACAACTAAAGTTCAAACTGAATTTGTAGCTGCTGGTGAAAACAATCCATTTGCAAAAGATTCATTTAATCTTACTGAGCAAGCAAGGTTATATAGAACAGACATAAATAAATATAATATGCTCAAAAACGCAGTTAGCGGTTAGTATAGAACTAACGTGGTTGTGCTACGTCAGGGGTTGTGCCTCGAATTGAACATATCTTAAAATTTAAATGGCTACTTTAAGAAGCGATTTGATTATACCAGAGGTGTTCACGCCATATCTCTCAGAGGCATCTACACTTTCAGATTCCTTCTTACAGAGTGGCGTAGTACAGCCTTTGCCAGAATTAAATCTATCCGCAGAGAGAGGCGGTGACTTTGTTAAGATTCCAAACTATGTTGCGAACTTAACAGGTGATTTTGAAGTATTAACAGACAGCACTTCATTAACACCAGC